CCGCTGGTCACTCGCTTGATTCTTGAGCGGTACATCGGTGACCGTAGATTGCCGGATGGCAGCAGGGTGTTCGGCACATCTAACTATTCGTCAGACGGTGTGAACGACAACATCGAAGCACACGTTGGCAATCGCATTGGCTTGCTCAACATGCGTGGGCCAAGTTCAAGGCAGTGGGCAGCGTGGGCGGGTGAGAACAACATCAGTGCGCTGACCCGCGCTTGGGTGTCGCTCAATGACTCTGCGTTTGCGTCATACAAAGACGGGGATGTGTCGGGCAATCCGTACGTGTTCAGCCCACGCTCGACCAATGTGTCGTTCGTATCACCCCGTTCGCTTGAGAAGAACGACTCTGTGGTCAAGTTGTGGGAGGTGCTTGGGTTTGATGTATCACTTGCTGCAATGTGCGGCATCGTGGGTCAAGCAGCAGCCGAGTCCATGGCGAACTTCTTCAAGATGAACAGTGATTTGATCAAACCGAACGACATCTTCACCAACCCCGAGAGCGTTCGCTTGCCAGAGAAAACCGCTGCGCTGTTCATGACGATGTTCAATCTGGTGGATGCTATCAGTACGAACGACGAGATGACGAGCGCGATGATGTTCATCAAACGAGCCACGACGAAGGAGTTGCAGTCCATCTTTGTATCGATGGTCTACGCTCCGAAGTTACACAAACTCGCCAAGAACAATGCGGCGGTGTCGCAGTTTGTAAAGGATAACCCGGAACTGTTGGTCTAACTAACGAGGTGCATCATGCAAGAAGCGATCAAAAAACTGGAGAAAGCAACGGTTGACCTGTTGCGTCACCCCGAGACGGCGGCGTATGCCGGTGTGTTGGTGATGGGCAAGACAACTGTCGTGGACAACGTACCAACCGCTTGTACGGATGGTGTCAACGAGAAGTATGGCGAGGCGTTCCTCAACAAACTCATGTTACCCGAGGTGCGCGGCTTGAAGTTGCACGAAGGTCTACACAAAGTGTTCAAGCACACGGTGCGTGGCTTGCCGTATTGGAAGAAGAACTCCAAGTTGGCGAACATGGCGGCTGACTATGTAGTCAATGATGTAATCATGAACATCAAGGACAAGGCGTTCATCAAGTTACCGGACGGTGGCTTGTATGACCCCAAGTTCCACGGATGGTCTTACCCCGAAATCTACCGACACTTGGAGAAGGAGGAAGAACAAGGCGGTGGACAGGGCGGGCAAAGCAACGGTGCGGGCCAGCCGCTTGATGAACATGACATGAGCAATGCTGAGCAGATGTCGGCAAAGGAGATGAAGGAGTATGTCGAGCAAGTCAACGAAGCCATCCACCAAGGTGGGTTGTTGGCAGGGCGGTTTGGTCAGAAGTTGCCAAGGTCGGTCACCGAGACGTTGCAGCCGCAGGTCGATTGGGCGACTGCCTTGCGTGAGTTCGTTTCAAGCGTTGCTCAAGGCAACGATGAGCATACCTATCGCAAGTTCGACAAACGGATGATTCTGGATGACATCATTCAGCCGGGAGTCATCAGCGAGAAGGTGGGCGACATCGTGGTCGCCATCGATACGTCTGGCAGCATCAATGCTGCGATGATTAACGAGTTCGCCGCTGAGTTGCAGTCTATCTGTGAGCAAGTACACCCCGATGCACTGCGCGTCATGTGGTGGGATACGACGGTCAGTAGCGAGCAGGTGTTCACACCAGACGGGTTCAACGATATATCCAAGTTGTTGAAACCCACGGGCGGAGGTGGCACGCATGTATCGTGCGTGAGCGAACATATGCTCAAGCGTAACTACAAAGCCGACTGTGTGTTGGTGTTCACCGATGGTTACGTTGAGAGCGATATCAAATGGGATGTGATGTGTCCGACATTGTGGCTTGTGACAAGCAAGCGTGACTTTGTGCCGCCGAACGGTGGCAAAACAGTAAAAGTGGAGGTGTGACATGGCTTACAAGAAATACGCCCGTGAATGCGACGAGTGCGGCGCGGGTATGAACGAGGGGTACTACATCGAATGCGGCGAGTACTACTGCTCCGATGTCTGCCTGTACAAGGAAATCACGCCTAAAGAGTGGGAAGAGTTGTACGCCGATGGCGAGGGCGATTCGTACTGGACCACATGGTACGAAGACCCGGACGAGTACATGGTGGACGACGACGACCCGGCTCCGAACAAGGTTAGCGTCGAGTTGGCGGATGCTGTGGACTCAACGAACAAGGTCGACGAAAAGAAAGTCGCCAAGTTGTTGGCGGAGGAATTGCGCCGACGGTGGTTTGTTGACCCCGACAAGTACGATTTCGTCAACTGGACCATCACTTGCGATGTGCAGATCAAAGAGGAGGACAAGGCATGAACGACAAAGCAAAGACCGCGTTAAGCGACATCCTGCACGAAGTCACGACAGACACAGCAGGGTTGTCACGGGACGAACTGTTCACCGTGTTGTTGAGGGTTGAGTTCTTGGCGAGGACTGCGTTATCGGTTTTGAAAGAGGAGAACAAGGCATGAGCGAACAAGAACGACTCAACCGCATCGCTATCGCTTTGCGTGCGGCGTATGAGTTAGTCGAAGAGGGCAGCGAGGCGCATGGCTACATTGCTGAGGCGTTGGCCTACGCTGATAACGACTTGGCTAGTTTCGATGAGGAGGACAAGGCATGAGCGACAAGAAACGAGTAATCATCACCATCGAAGGTGGTATCCCCGAAGTCATCGAGGCACCGGATAATGTCGATGTCGAAATCTGGGACTACGACACCGATTGGTACGACGAGGCTGACCTGCTTGAGGACAGCAAAGGCCGCAAATACTTTTTGAGGGAGATGTGAGATGTCTAAAAGAATCAGCAAATCATTTGCCCTAAACGCGACTGACCTTTTCGCGCCATGGGTTCCGGTAACGGCACAGAATGCACTGAAGCAGTCGCCGTTGTATCTCCCGTTTTTGAAAGTGTATTCCAAGACCAAACTGCGTTGTGTGGAAATAGCACACAATAACGACCGAGATAATTCGCAGATTACCGTACACCTTGGTCTGCCCAACAACTTCCGTGTGGCTTACATAGGGATGTCTGGCGGGAACTTCCGTATTTGTTCATACGACACTCCCGACGCACTGCCGCGATTCTCGACGCACTTGGGTAACTCTGAGAAGTGTATGTATCTGGTCAATCGCATACTCAACTCTGCAAATTCTGCCGGGGCGACATTTGATCGTGCGCTGTCCACAGCGTTGAACTACCACAACCATATTGCCAACAACATGGGACGAGCCGTGACCAATCACTTGCGGGAGAAGTTTCCTGCTAGTTATTCCGTGATGTCGGACATCAACAGCGAGTCAGCGACTTGGTTGATCAAGCGTTACTTCAACGATGTTGCCGAAGCAGATATCCCCTCGCGCATACGTGATGCGATTAACAAAGCGTACTCTGCCATAACAGCATCTCGCTCTAATCACTCCTCGAACGTTGTAAAACTTGGTGAGTTCTTTGATTGTGAGAAGTGGATGTTTGGCTACGGCAAAGATGTCGGCTACTTTATTGGTGCAGCGCATTTCAAACATACATTCGACAACTACTCACATATCGATAGTGTCCACTCTATCGCTGACGATACAAATGGCTGCGACATGACGATGCCGATTGAGTACTACCGCACATTTCAAGATATTCCCGAAGACATACGCAAGAGTTTGCTTGCCTCTGTCGCCATGACGAAGATGTATCTTGAAGGCGGTACGAACAGAGTGGACTACTACGATCCCGAACGACTGATCCCGTCATCGCTTACTTTGTCGATTGATGCAAATTCTTGCTCAGACAGTGTGCATGGGATGGGCGCTTACTGGATGTTGGTGGATAGAATATGACCCCAGAAGCAAAAGTTAAAAAACGTGTTAAGCAAATCTTATTGGAGGTGGGAGCGTACTACGCCATGCCGGTAGGAACTGGTTTCGGGAACGCCGGGGTTCCCGATTTTTTAGTTTGTTTACGCGGAAAATTTTATGGTATAGAGTGTAAAGCCAACGGTGGCAAGCCCACCGCGCTTCAATTGAAGCATCTCGATGACATCCGCAAAACAGGTGGCATCGCATTGTTGATAGATGAAACAAACGTAGAAACCCTACGCAAGGAGTTTAGTCATGAGTAAGTCTGAAAAGATTCGCCGTTTATTGGCGCGTGGTTTGAGTGTCAAAGAAATCGTCAAGCAAACGAAGTTTTCCGTTAATTTGGTGCATCAAGTCAAGTGGCAAGCGGCGAAGAATAAACAAGCGCAGCCCGAACGCAGTCACAATCCGAAGGTCGTGAAGGCTGAAAAGAAATACATCAAGAAGGTCAAGGCAGCATTCAAAAGCCCACGGTCGAGGCTCATCCAAGAAGTCTTTCAAGCCAAAAAAGCGTTGGAAGTGATTTCCCCTCCCGACATGGTGAACCATCCCCCGCACTATCGTGACGGTGGTATCGAGACCATCGACTTCATCGAAGCGAAGGACTTGAACTATCGCTTGGGCAACGTGGTGAAGTACGTGAGCCGTGCCGGTAAGAAGGACTCCGACCCGCTTGTCGATCTGAAGAAAGCGCGTTGGTATCTTGACCGTGAAATCTTTGCGCGGGAGGGTGCATGAACACCTTACAAATTGGTCGAGAGCGATTCAGTAAATTTTTCTGGGACATCATAGACGAGAAGGTGAGCGATGTACCGTGGCAAGAAATCGAAGACATGATTGCGGGTAGGCAGGAGTACCGCCGCAAGG